ATGAATCTGAGCAGAAATGAACTTAGAAGACTTCATGAATGCTTAACTTGTCCATTTTTCGAGAGATGTGAGATAGAAGTAGCCAATCCTGAAGATTATCCAGATGGTCGGTGTAAGACCAAAGATATGTTTAATGAAAAGTTAGTAAACGAGACTTGTAAGATGTATGAAACTGCTGCTATAAAGATGCTCGAGGACTGGCTGAATAATTAAAGTACAGGGGTTACTAGTAATCGCGAGGTAATAGAAGAGGAGTTTAAAAATGAAGATTAAAGATTTGTTGGAAAATTTTAATGGCGATGACACATGGGTAGAAATCAAAGATGAATATCTTTATCAAAACAGTGCATGGAGAAAAGGTATGGCAATCGAGAAGTATGGATATTATCCAGTGATTAGTTGGACCGTAAAGGATAATAACATTATTATCAATACACGTTCACAGTTTTAATTAATATGAAAAGTATTTGATTTGAGGTTGATGGTATATGATGTACAAACATAAATGCGTAAAAGAAATAATAAACGTATTTGTGATAGAATTGGTTTCACTTAAATGGAGGTGAAATGTATGAAAATCACAATTGTATATTATGACGGTGAAAAGACAGTAAGAGAAACTCGTGGTGGTAAGAGCAAGTGATGTTAGTATTTTTTCAGATTCAGAAGGGGTCTAGGTCAGAAATGGCTTAGGCTCTTTTTTGTTGTACGTTTAAGTTAAAAGGAGTAAATGTTATGGATACAAAAATTTATATGGGACCAAGAGGATGTGGAAAGACCACAGTATTAATTATGAAATCGGCTGAGACAGGGGCTACTATTATAGCACCTAGTAGATATATGGCAGATTGCATTCGCGAACAGGCAAAAGAAATGAGGTATGATATTCCAGAGCTGTTATCGGTTGATGAGTTTTTATGCATAAGACGAAATCCAGGTTTTATGAAGACTAATATACTACATAAAGGTGTTCTCATCGATGAGGCTCAGATCATACTGCAGCTTATTTTCGGTCCGTCTAAAATTTGGGGAATTACCGTGAACGATTATGATAATATTGAGTATTTAGATTCTGAGGAGGATTGATAATTATGAAAAATAAAGAAAAGTACGCTAAGGATATTATTGAGATTGCTTGCAGTGGATCGCGTTTTGGTGTAAATAGACGCAATGGTAATGTGTCGATGTGTATACACCTTAAATGCAGGGATTGTTTAATTTATGATGCTATCAATGGGTGCTGTAGCAGCGATAGACTTACCTGGGCCGAGTCGGAGTATGTTGAAAGACCTGTTATTAGCAAAGCAGATAGAGCATTACTTAAATGCCTGAAAAAAGATCCCACATACATAGCGAGAGCTGAAAATGGGGCGTTATATGTCTATGGTACAAAGCCTTTTAAGGCTTCTTTAGTTGGTTTTTGGAATAACAATCATACCAAAACCAGTTGTATAGGAGGTTGTTTTAACGCAGACTTTCCGATGGTGAAATGGGAAGATAATGAACCTTGGTTAGTCGAAGATTTGCTGAACCTAGAAGTTGTGGATGAATATTAGGAGGATTGATAATTATGGATAAGGATATGAAAGACGTTGTTAACATGTTCTACGAAACATATGTTGAATTCTATAAGAAATGTGGGGATAGTAACTTAGCGATAAGATTAACTTGTGCTATCATTGGCTTGAATGTTCCGGAGTCTAACAGTGTCTTGTTTGGAATTAATTTTGGTGGTAAAAGAAATAACACTCGCTAACTTTACATGGGCTGTTATGGAAGGGTGTTTTTAGATTCAGGAAGGAGACCGAAAATGGATAAGGTTAACGAGTATTTAAAAAGGAACTACAAAAGCACTGTAATTGGAGATGTGGAGTTGTGCGTAATTAAGCGTATGGAATGTGCTGACGGATTCATGATATCGGTACAAGCTAGTAGTATGCATTATTGTGTACCACGTAAAAATGGAGCGTGGCCGTACAGTGAAGTAGAACTGGGCTTCCCGAGTGAACTGGACGAGCTTATCGCTGAGTATGCGAATAAACCCGATACAACAGAAACAGTGTTTGCGTATGTTCCAATTGATATTGTTAATCGGTTGGTAGAAAAGCATGGCGGAATTAAAGAATAAGCTTTCGAGAGGAGTCCTAGGTCTTAATTGACTTAGGCTCTTTTCTTTTGTCTCATTTTTAGAATCGTTGTATTTTTAAAAGGAGGATGTTACTATGTGTGAATTTTGTAAAGTTGAAACTATTGGTGGTAAGTCTGATATGACAAATGATATTGGTGGCACTTTCATTGGTATTGGTGATTCTTCTGATGTATTAGGGCTACGATTATATATTACTGAGGCAGACACTGTTAGAAAACCTATTTTGCAGGCTGACTTATATGCTCTTGCTGGTATTGGTAGTATTGCTCGTGTTGATATTCTGATTAAATATTGTCCGAACTGTGGTAGAAAACTTGTATGATTGTTTCTCGCGATGTTTTCTTGGGCTGTTATAAGAAATTAAAACCTAAAATAGAAAGAGAGGTAATATTATGACAAGAGCAGATTTAGAACAACATATTAAGGAATTAGAGGTAGAACGCGAATTAGTAATGGCTGAGCGTGCTAGAGTTGCAGAGGTTAGATATAATGCGCTGTGTAAATTTTCATTAAGCATGAAATTAGATGATGCCTTATTGGCTATAAGAGCCAATTGTAATCTTGATTTGGCTGATGGTAAATTAGCAGCATTAAAAAGAGATTTAGCAGCAACTAAGAAAGCATTGCAGCTTATGCATCGTGTGCCCGATTTCTTTTATGGCGAAGGAAATATCTGTATGATGGAAGAATTAACCAAAAACGGATATTTAAAGGGAATTAAGATCTAACAGTATTCGAGAGGGGGCTTAGAAAAAACTAGGACTCTTCTTGTTTCTCGCGATACTTTCTTGGGCTGTTATGAAAGATTATATTTTAGATTCTGAAAGGAGAAAAGATTATGAAGAAATTTACAACAGCAGAGGACGAGATGATAATTACTAATTTTATAACCGAGTCGAGTAAACATGAAAATGCTTTATGTAGATGGGGTGCAACACTCTATCGTGAGGGTTTGCTTAAAGGCTGGGCTATTGGTGTTGGTGGGTGTCTTATTGGCTGTCTTATTGCTGATTATGTTACAAATAAAATCATAGATAAAAAATCAGAAACTAAATAATGATATTTTACCTTTGAGGGTCTGAGTCTTAATCGACTTAGACTCTTTTCTTTTTTGATTGATAATTTGAAAAGGAGAACAGACATGGCACAGAAGATGTTTTTAATTACAGAAAATGAGATGGAAGAATATAAACGGCTAAAAGAACAGGAAAACACAACAGGTCGTAAAATCACCATAAGAGAATGGGAAGAGTACCAGAAACTTAAAGCTAAGAATAGAAAGATGGGGAAATGGGTAGGTTTTGATCACCTTATACATTGCCCGGTGTGCGGTTATGTGGTTGATTATAAGGTACCAACACAGGCTTATTGTGATAGATGTGGTCAGAGATTGGGGGATTGATTTTTATGAAGAATAAAGAAAAGTATGTGAAAGAGATTGTAGACATTGTTTGTGAGTATGGTAGTTTTGGTGTAGATAAACACACAGGAAGTCTCGTGTCGTGTCATGAGCTGCATTGTGCTAAATGTTTATTTAATGAGATGAATCGCTATGCTTGCTATGATTCAAGAAAGGAGTGGGCTGATTCTGAGTATGTTGAGAGACCTGTGATTTCTAAGAGCGATAGAACATTTTTGGATTATATCAGAGATGAGGATAAGTATATCGCAAGGGATGAGAATGGCAAGTTATTTACATACATGTCAAAACCATGTAAGATAAGATATTTTAACAGTTGGGGGGAGGACGGTATTTGTGCTGGCTTGTATCTAAAATGCAATATTGACTTTCCGATGATTAAATGGGGTGATGACGAACCATGGTTAATTGAAGACCTAAAGAAACTTGAAGTTGTAGATGAATATTAGGAGGTAGTGGTATGAGATATAAGGCTGGAGACAGAGTAAGAGTTAGAAAAGATTTGACAGTTGGTAATGTATATGGTGGGGTTTTATTTGATAAGAAAAAGTGCCCTTGGCTTGGGAAAATTGTAGAAATATCTGAAGCGTATACTGGTTATTATCGTGCACGCAACTGTATTTCATTTGTATGGACCGACGATATGCTCGAACCCATAACTGATCTTACTACATCTGAAGTGGTTGCTTTTGGTCAAGTTATGTGCGACTCGGCAGAATGGTGCTCTAACAACTGCCCCGTTATGAAAATTCGATCCAAGTACAGCCATTGCAGTTGTGAAGAGGTTAAACTAGAGCATACTGACGAGTATGTTGAGGCGGTCACTAAATGTGTTGTTGGAGATGCTGGTAAGAAAAAAGAGATTGAGACAGAGCGTTGCACTTACGCTATTATTAAGGATCATGATGGACATATTGTATGCGAAGAGAGAATAAAGAATGGTGATAGTTCCACTGACATATTAAAACGGTATTGCAAAGAACACGAAGGTACTTATTATGCGGTTAGGGAGTATAGAGTTGTTGTTAAGGAGGATTGATGTTTTATGAAGAATAAAGAAAAGTATATGACAGAAATTATAGACGCATGTTTGGATGGTATGACTATTGCTGTTAAAGCGGACGGGAAACCGTGTATATGTCAAAAAATGAGTTGCAAAGAATGTATATTTTACGATAGAACCAATCCGTATTCGTATTGTAGGGATAAGATACGTGCATGGGCGAACTCGGAATATATTGAGAGACCTGTGATTTCTAAAAGAGATAAGGCGTTTTTGGAGTATCTTAGAGAAGAATACAAGTTCATTGCAAGAGATGAAAATGGTGAATTGTTTATATACGAAACACAGCCAAAAAAAGTAAATGCATGTTGGAATTCGGTTGGTTTGATTTCTGAACGTTATTTATATGTGAATCGAAACTTCAATGTTGACTTTCCGATGATTAAATGGTCAGACGAAGAACCTTGGACGATTGAAGACTTAAAAAAATTAGAAGTGGTGGACGAGTATGAACTTATTAATTAGACTTATGAGCTTATCTGTAACGGTATGTCTGACAATAGATCTGTTGAATACATTTTTTAAAACTAGCAAAAAGTTAGGTATTCTGTTCATGCTATCCGAATGGATTTGTTGGATATTAGCATTATTCATTTTTACAGGAACAGTAGAATTGGTATGGATTGGATAAGCTTATAAAAATTAGAGGTAGTGGAAGAGTGTTAGGAGGATCGATATTTTATGAAGAATAAAGAAAAGTATATCGATAAAATTGTGAAAGTTGCGTGTGCGTGGCATAGTAGTTTTGGTGTCGATAAGGATACGGGTAAGGTAGGCGTTTGTAGTGGTATCACCTGTAGTAGTTGTAAGTTTAATGACGATGACAGAGAGTGCGAACGATGTCGATTAGAATGGCTTGAACAGGAGTATGTTGAAGTTCCGGTGATTTCTAAGAGCGATAGAAGGTTTCTTGATTGTATTGGTAACACTTATAAATATATTGTTAGAGACAGGGATGGTAAACTATTTGTATGTAAGAAGGTTTATGCAGTTAACGATGAGTGGTTTAGTAGAGGGTGCGTTGCTGGCTCCGATTACACGTATATTAGTGGTTTTGACGTACAGTTTCCAATGGTTAAAGTTATATCTTCTACTGTATGGTCTATCGAGGATCTGAAGAAACTTGAAGTAGTGGAAGCGTATTAGGAGGCAATAGTATGAGATATAAGGTTGGGGACAGATTAAGGGTTAGAAAAGATTTAGCAGTTGGCGATATATATGGCGATGGCATTTTTACGTGGCGTATGTATACATTATTAGGGAAGATTGTCAAGATATCTGAAGTGTATACTAGTTTCTACCGTATTGATGATCCGGACTATGAGCTCTGCAGTTGGACCGATGATATGTTTGAGCCTATTACTAAGCTTACTGCAACTGAAGTAGTTATGTTTGCACAAGAGATGTGTGATTCGGCGACACGGTGTACTGGCTGTCCAGTTCAAGAAATTCGGTCAAAGCACAGCTGTGATCTTTGTCAAGAGGTTAAACGTAAGTATGCAGATGAGTATGTTGAGGCTGTCACTAAATGGGTTATCGGAGATACAGGTAAGAAAGAGATTAGTATAGAGCAATGGTCATACCTGGTGATTATGGATACCGATCGAAACATCGTATATGAGGAACAGCTAAAAGTCGGTGATGACTACAGAGCTGTGTTTAAACGATATTGTGAAGAACATGATGGTACCTATTATGCGATTATTGAATGTAGGCTTGGTGTTAAGGAGGATTGATAATTTATGGTAATGTTTGTTTGGAGTATGATTATTCTTTATGCAGTTGCAGTGATTATGATTATTGTTAACTGGGATAAGTGGATCGAAACTAAGTATGATAAGTGGTGCTTTGATCGTGTTATGAGTATATGGTGTCGTTTCTTTATTGGAATGCATTTACTTGTCGTTGCTTTATTTGCGTTTTTGATGATTTGTAGTTTATAAGGAGACATAAGAATGAAACTTAGAGTTAAGTATGATAAACCTTTGGGATTATGGTTTGGTCAAGTGAAGCATAGGGGCGATGGTGTATGGTTTAGAGAGACTCGGTATTGTTGGACTAAATATGGTGCTAAACGTGAACTTCGTAAGTGGTATAAACAAGAGGTTGCGCCAGAGAAGATAGAGGAAATGGAGCCTGGGGATCTAAGTGGCGGCAGACTCATCGATATTTTAAAACCACTTCTGATTGGAATGGCGGTGGCTTGTTTTGCGGTCTTCATCTGTGCAAGGTATATGTAGATTAGTGAGGTGATTATATTTATGGAAAATTTAAAACTCGGATTACGTATATTTAGTATAGTGGTTGGACTTATTGTGTATTGTGGTTTGTGGTCGTACATAATAGATAATTTTAACGATTGTTTTGAGGGTAGTGTTACCTATCAGATTATTTTTACAATATGGATAATATTACATGTTGTTTGGATTGTTACCGCCATAGTCTGGGCTTGGTGCTAAAGTTTTTATGAGGTGATTGTAATGTTTGAGAAAATTTTATTATTGATATCTTGCCATTTAATTGGTGACTATGTGTTGCAATGTGATTTCATCGCTAAGAGTAAAGGCGAGAATCGATATCACATGTTGGTGCATTGTTTATTATATTGTGTACCGTTTTATTTCGTATTTGGTATGACCTGGCAGTTAGGTGTAATTCTACTGATGCACGGCATAGTCGATCCATTAAAGGCAAGTTTTAATAAGATTTCGTATACTGCCGATCAAGTGATACATTATCTTACATTGTTGGTTTATTTGATTTGAAAAAGGTTAATATTTTATAAGAGGAGGTGATTCGTCACGAGTGATATTAAGAAACGCGGTAGACCGGTTAGTGCTGATTGCAAAAAAGATAGGTTTATAACTATGAGAACTACAGATGATGTGTGTAAAATGTTGGCTGATATTTGCGAAGTGCATCATTGTAGTAAGACTGAGGCACTTGAGAAACTTATTGTAAATCAGCATAAATTAGTCGAAATGGGCGTAAAATTGCTTTGATATTTATGTAACACATTAATTCAAAAAGGTCTATTTGTGTAACACATTAATTCAAAAAAAGGTATTTATGTAACACATTAATTCATTTTTGTTTTTTCGTGTTACATAATTCAGTGAATTTTCGTGTTACATAATTCAAAAATCGAATTTTCGTGTTACATAATTCAGTGTTTTTGATATTTATGTGTTACATAATTCGAGTACTTTTACGTAAAAAATGGTCAAAAATGGCTGTTTTTGGGCTAAAATCGTCGAAAATGGGTATTTATGTAACACATTAATTCATTTTTTCGCTGTTTTACGTAAAAATTTATATACCCTTATATTCCCATAAGAGTCAAATTAAACAATAGTTTAAGAAAATTATACAATAGTTTAATTTGGAAATTAATATAAATAGATTCAGTAATTACACCAAAAACAAAAAATTACTGAATCTATTAACGGGCGGTATAAGAATTATTGATATTTTAGTTTAAGGAGGATGTAATGAAGAAAGGAATTGATTATTGGGAAACTATGTTTGAATATTACGCTAATGTATACCCACGATATGCAGCGCGAACAATACACTGGTTTCCAAGTGGACAGAGGGAAATAACAGTAAGATTGGATAATGGAACATTTTGGGTCTTCGACATGATAGGACCGACCATAAGACCGTTAGGTAATAGAGACCTTAATCCGGAAGCGGAAGATGATATTTCGGAAGAAGAATATCGTATTCGATTATCAAGAAACTTACGAGAAAAGATGTATCGTACCGCTGTGTCACAAGACATGTTAGCTAGGCGAAGTGGAATATCTACAATAATGATTAATAGATATGCGACTGCTAAAGCAACACCAAGCACGTATAACCTGGAACGAATAGCTAGAGCGTTGCAATGTTCTCCTACAGAGTTGTTAGTCTATTGATATTTAGAAAGAGAGGTATAGACCAATGGAGCATGAAGAATGGAAACATTGTGATGCGTTCCCACGATACGACATCAGTAATGAGGGGAATGTTCGCAATCACGAAACTGGAAGAGCAATGTCTACATATATTTCAGATCGAGGATACACACGAGTGAGTCTTACAGAAGATGGCAAGCAATATACAAGAAATGTAAGTACACTTGTTGGAAAGATGTTTGTTGACGGTTATGAAGATGGTATGGTCATTACTCATAAGGATGGAGACAAGACTAATCCGGAAGCCAGTAATTTAGAGTGGCGAAAACCTAAAGATATTTTGTCAGAAAAGAACGGACGAAATAGAAAAGTAAAATGTGTCGAGAGTGGTAAAGAATACAAATCAATTAATGACTGCTCACGAGATACAGGCGTCGGTAGACGTGCTATTAGTAGATGTGCTAATCAAGCATCGCTAAGTACAAAAGCCGGACTACACTTTGAATTCGTAGATTGATATTTTAGGAGGGCGCGAAATAAACAAGCGCTCTTCTTTTTTTAGCCCAAAAACTGCTATTTTTACAACACTCGATGCCCGTGGCAAAAACATGGTATGTTATGAAGAGAAGGTACAATGTCTCCCGATTTGCAAAAAAACAAGCAGTCAATCAACAACAAATCGGACAAACATTGCGCCTTCTTTTTGTCTATATTTATGGACCTTTAGTTCATTGGTAGAACAGTCGCCTCATAAGCGAAACGTAATAGGTTCGATTCCTATAAGGTCCATTAATAAGAAAGGGTGGTTGTATGTTAGAATCTAAATTTCAGTCCAAACTCATTCGGAGAATTAAAGATGAATTTCCAGGATGCATTGTACTGAAAAATGATCCAACATATCTGCAGGGCATTCCGGATCTGACCATATTTTACGAGAATACTTGGGCTGCACTAGAAGTTAAGAAAAGTGCAAAAGCTAGTCATCAGCCAAACCAAGATTACTACGTAGATAAGATGAATCAGATGTCTTACGCAGCATTTATATTTCCGGAAAATGAAGATGAAGTTATGGCAGAACTTCAAAACCATTTCAATACATAAGGAGGACACTACATTGATATTTGAAAAGCATTATGACTTACGCAGTAAACACGCTACGTTATCACCTAGTCAACCTCACTGGCTTAGATATTCGGATGAGCAGCTTTACCAGAAATATGTAAGTAGCTACGCACAGGCTATGGGGACATCATTACATGAGCTTGCTGAAACACTTATCAGAAATGGGCTAAAGCTTAAGAAAAATGACGACCTTACAGTATTATCTCATTTACTGAGCGACGGTATCCCAAGAAATGTAATCGACATGGAACGTATCTATGGTAACTTTAGAAACTATGTAAATGACGGTGTAGGGTTCAAACTTACTCCTGAACAGATTTTATATTATTCACCATATTGTTATGGAACAGCTGATGCTATTTCTTTTAGAAATAATTTCTTGAGAATACACGATTTAAAAACCGGCACAGCACCTGCAAAAATGGAACAACTTTTGGCATATGCTGCTCTTTTCTGTTTGGAGTATAAAGTAAAACCAGGAGATATTGATGTTGAATTATGTATCTATCAGAATGATGAAATTATTCATGACGAACCAACAGCTGATGACATTTTACCAGTGATGGATTGTATTATTCAACATTGTAGAACTATGGAAAGAATTCATGAGGAGGGTATGTAATCATGAACCCAATAGCAGAAGAAATAATGTCGTACTATGGATTAGCTGATACTATTGATAATTCTGAACCAATAAGACATTCTGAAAGTAATGACATAGCAGAAGAGATTGCTGGATATTTTGGTATTGCTGAAAGCGAAAATGATGCTATGCATTATGGTATGCCAAGAAGAAGTGGTAGATATCCGTATGGAAGTGGCAAAGACCCATACCAACACGGCAGTGACTTCCTTGGTCGTGTAAAAGAAATGAAGAAAGATGGATTTACATGGACTGATCCAGAGACTGGCGAGAAATACACTGGTGAGAAAGCTATTTACAGATCTATGGGACTAACTTCAACGGAATACCGTAGACAGGTAAGCTGGGCAAAATATGAAGTAAGACTGGATCAGGTTCAGACAGCTAAAAGTTTAAAAGCTGATGGTCTTGGTGCTACCGAAATCGGTCGAAAAATGGGTATTTCCGAATCGACGGTAAGATCACTATTAGAACCATCGAGAGAAGATAACATGAATCAGACTATGGAGACAGTTAACTTTCTTAGAGATCAGCTTAAAGAGAAAGGTATGATTGACGTTGGTGCCGGTGTAGAACAGGATCTTGGTATTACAAGAACACGACTTGATACAGCCCTTGATTATTTACAGAAAGCTGAAGATTGTCCTATTTATGGTGGTGGTATTCCTCAGCCAACAAATGCAAATCAACAGACAAACCAGAAAGTATTGTGTCTTCCTGGAACAAAGAACTCAGATATTTATGATTACAGTAAAGTAAAGACTATTACAGATTACCAGTCTAATGATGGCGGTGACACATACCACAGAAAGTTTACATATCCGGAAAGTCTTGATTCTAAGAGACTTCAGATCAGATACGCTGAGGATACTGACAGTGATGGAACTAAAGGTATTGAGAAAGATGGTATCATCGAACTTCGTAGAGGAGTTCAGGACTTATCATTAGGTGATTCCAAATATTCACAGGTTCGTATCATGGTTGACGGTACTCACTACCTTAAAGGTATGGCTGTATATTCTGATAATATGCCTGACGGAGTAGATGTTGTATTCAATACTAATAAGAAACGCGGAACTCCACAAAACGATGTACTTAAAAAGATCAAAGATGATCCAGATAATCCGTTTGGTTCATTAATTAAAGATGCAGACCAGGGCGGACAGTATTGGTATACCGATAAGAAGACTGGTAAACAGAAACTCGGACTCATTAATAAAAGAGCGGATGAAGGTGACTGGACTGAATGGGCAAACGCTTTACCATCACAGTTCCTTTCTAAACAGGCAATACCACTGGCAAAGAAACAGTTAGGACTTGCTAAAGCTGATAAGCTCGCAGAGTTCGATGAAATCTGTAGTCTTCAGAATCCAACTATTAAGAAACATTTACTTGAAAAGTTTGCTGACGGATGTGATTCTGCAGCAGTACATTTGAAAGCAGCCGCTCTCCCGGGACAGAGATATCATGTTATCATTCCTATTAATAGTTTGAAAGACAACGAAATATATGCACCTAACTATGCTACAGGAACACAACTAGCATTAATTCGTTACCCGCATGGAGGTATCTTTGAGATTCCTATTCTTACTGTAAACAACAAGAATAAGCTTGGACAGAAGATTATTTCAGGAGAAAGCATCGATGCTGTAGGTATCAATCATAAAATCGCAGACCAGTTATCGGGAGCAGATTTTGACGGAGATACTGCAATGTGTATTCCTACGAATGATGCAGGTGGTAAAATAAAAATCAAAAACAAACGTCCATTGAAAGGGCTTGAGGGATTTGATCCGAAAGTTGAATATGGTGGAACTAAAACGGTTGATTCTAATGGTGTAGAGCATTATACACGCAATGGTCATGAGTATCCAATAATGAAAGATACTCAGAAACAGATGGGCGTTATTTCTAACCTTATTACGGATATGACACTCGGCGGAGCCAGTGAAGAAAAGATAGCTAGAGCCGTACGGCATAGTATGGTTGTTATCGATGCACAGAAACATCATCTTGATTATAAAGCTAGTGAGAAAGAGAATAACATCTCTGCTCTTAAAGCTGAATTCCAGCAGAGCATACAGCCAGACGGAAGTATCAAGATTGGTGGAGCTTCAACATTGTTGTCTAGTGCTAAAGGACAGTATTCAGTAGCTAAACGACAGGGCGGTTATAAGATTAATGCTCCGGGTACAAAAGATTATAATCCAGACCTACCAGACGGTGCTAAAGTATGGAAGACTATGGACCCTAAAAAATTGTACTATGCCGACAAAGGAAAGAATAAGAAGACTGGTATGGTGGACATCCGTACGGAAGACGGTAAGATTATTTCTTATGATCCTAAGGATAAGGTAGCTGCTAAGAAGTACTACCCGGTACAGCATATTAACAAAGAGACTGGGGAAGTAACCTTTACAGATAGTACGGGTAAAATACAGTACCATGTTAAACAGCGTAATCAGGTCAGTACAAAGATGGCTGAAACAAACGATGCAATGTCTCTTGTATCACCTAAGAAGCATCAAATGGAACTGGTATATGCTGAGTATGCTAATGATATGAAGGCACTTGGTAACAAAGCCAGAATGGAAATAGTTAACACTAAAGATATAGCATACAACCAGGCTATGCGTAAACAGTACCAGACTGAAGTAACATCACTGGATACTAAGCTCAAGGAGGCTAAGAAGAACCAGCCTAAGGAGCGAGAGGCTATGCGCAGGGCTAATACTGAGATTCAAGAGAAGCAGAAGAACGATCCTAATATGAGTAAAGAAGATCTTCGTAAGCTCAGACAGAAATCCATATCCAAATATCGTAATGAAGTAGGATCAGCTAAGCGGTCTCAGCGTAACATAGAGATTACAGACAAAGAGTGGGAGGCTATACAGTCTGGTGCTATTAGTGCTAGTAAACTTGATCAGATTCTTAATAATACAGACATTGATAAGTTAAGACAGAGAGCTATGCCTAAAACTACAACATCGCCAAGTAAAGCACAGGCTGATAGATTCAAAGCATTAGCAGCATCAAACTATACACTTGAAGAGATAGCAAAGAAGACTGGCTTCTCTACATCAACAATCAGTAAGTATCTTAAAGGAAAGGAAGTGATCTAAGATGCCACAAGAAACTATTACAGAAACTTACATTGCTTTGACAACCATTGACAATCCTTTCGATCCAATTGATGACTTCGACAATTGGTATGATTATGACATGGAAAAAGGTTACAATTGTTGTGGTTATGTAGATCGAGTTTCTCATTACTTTGATGGGATGACTGAGAAAGAGAAAGTAGTTGAACTGGAAAGAGCAATCGATGAAATCCTTACTGTAAATCCTTTGAATATCTTCAAGAAAGTTAAGCGAAGTGTTGAAGTTGCTGTTTAATTCAAAAGTTTTAGTTTGACTCAATTCAACTGTCAATAATAATCGCAATGTTCAAGCCTTTATTTTGTAAGTAAAGCGTTGATGTGAAGAAACAGAAACAAATAATAAATAAAATGCAGATACATTAATGAAATGGATAAAAGCCGGTAAAAATGATGAAAAATAGTGAAAATATAGTGAAATATAATTATACAGATACTATGGAATATCATTTTAGTGGGTAGGGGGTATCTTCAAAATTACACCCCCTCCCTGCATCGCGCCGGTCTTTATATTTTCTCCGGCGGGATATTTGGAGATTGATATTTGAAACTTTACTACAGCCCTTTAATGGGTATTACTAAATTGTAACTAATATTATGTGAAAAGGTGGTAAGTATATGAAGAAAGCAATGTTAAGTCAGCCAATGGCTGGAAAGACTGATGAAGAAATCGTAGCAACAAGAGAGAAAGCGATTAAGGTTCTTGAAGAAAAAGGGTATGAGGTTGTGAATACTCTTTTCACAGATGAGTGGTACAGCGATGATGCCATGAAAGAACGTGGAGTAGTACAGATTCCGTTATGTTTCCTCGCGAAGTCTCTCGAAAATATGTCTTTGTGCCATGCAGCATACTTCTGCAAAGGCTGGGAGAATGCAAGAGGATGTACGATCGAACACGAAGCTGCTGTTGCTTATGGTCTCGATATCATTTATGAAGAGTAGAGTAGCGATACTAATATAAAAATTAAAGAAATTAAAGAAATTAAAGAAACTATAGACACCCCATACCTACCCAATCGTTGGATTGTGGTAAGGGGTGTTTTTATTACAACATTTAATAGAGTCAATGAGAGAAGAGCCGAACGTGAAATGGTTTTGCCACCCTACTACTATGCCACTTATCTCAATTATGTACTTCCTTATACTTTTTTGTTACTTCCTTTCTTATAAGGATTAATCACCTACTCATTGGCTCTATTAAATGTTGTAAAAGTGTACCAAAACTCAATAAATCTAACAGCATACCACTATACAACTAAAAGAGAGGTGACAGTAACAATGGCGAAAGCTACAACAAAGTCAACAAAACCTACTAGGAAAAGTCCACCGGCATTAACTCCGGAGGCTAGAGAACAGCAGTTGATAGCTATGGCATATGACGCAGCAGAAGAGCAGTTCTTAAATGGTACCGCATCCTCTCAGGTAATAACTCATTTCCTGAAACTCGGAACGACCAAAGCAGAATTAGAAAAAGAGAAGTTGAAGAAAGAAAACACAGTTCTCGAAGCAAAGGCAAAAGCTTACCAGTCTGGCGAAGAAATTAAACAGCTGTATGAAGATGCAATTAAAATGCTTCGTGTTTACGGCGGACAGGGTGATGCTGAAGACTATGAGTACGAAGATTAAAACTTACTCGGAACTTATTCAATTACCAACATTCATTCAACGCTATCAATATTTGAAACTGACTGGCCAAGTCGGCGAAGACACATTTGGTTATGATCGATACTTAAACCAGACACTATATCATTCAAGTGAATGGCGACGATTCAGACGAGACATTATTATTCGTGATAACGGTTGCGACCTCGGCTGTGACGGTTATGAAATTACAGGAAAGATTATCATTCATCATATTAATCCAATTACTCTGAAAGACATTGAACAGAGAAATCCTATGATACTTGATCCAGAGAATGTCATCTCTACAATTCACAATACACACAATGCGATACATTACGGTGATGAGAGTTTACTCATGACTGAACCTCTAGTAAGGACTAAGAACGACACTTGCCCATGGAAACGATAAGTGGGCAGAAAGGAGGAGTAGTTATGGAGAACAAAATTCTCGACGATGTAAAAGTTGGAATTGGTCTTATGCCTGAGTATACGGCATTTGATGAGATACTAACAATTCACATCAACACTGTATTCACAATTCTTACCCAGCTCGGAGTAGGACCATCTGGCGGCTTTCGTTTAAGTACTGGAAGTGAAACTTGGGGGGAATACTTACCAGATGGATTTGAGAACTTTGAATCTATAAAGAGTTACATCTGTCTTAAAGTTCGTCTTCTGTTTGATCCACCAGCAAGTTCAACACATATGAACGCTATCAATGAAGCAGTCAAAGAACTCGAATGGCGATTGAACTTTGAAGCAGAATTACAATCAAAATGATTTCAAGAAAGAAGGTGAATAGAAATGAACGACCATGTAGTATCAAGAGATTCTGATGCAGAAGAATTATACCACCACGGAGTTAAGGGTATGAAATGGGGAGTACGTAGATTCCAGAATAAAGACGGAAGCATGACTGATATTGGAAAGAAACGTTACGCTCGAGACGCTAGAGAGAAAGAATTCAACAAATATGACGAGTCTAGTGGCAAATACTATAAACAGTCAAAGAAAAATGGTCGAAGCGACTTGGAGTTTGATGCAAATCGATATGCAAAAGAAGATACTGAGCGCAGTAAAAGACTGGTAGATTCTAGCCGGAATCTATCTAACGATTTAAAACGTACCGTCGATACATCTAATCGAAATCGTAAAGTTCCAAAGATGGATTTATCAAACATGACTGATCAGGAAATGCGTAGCCAGATCAATAGAGAAATCTTAGAACGACAGTACAACGATATGTTTAATCCACAAAAAGAATCAAAAGGTAGAGAATACGCGAGTAGAACTCTGGAAACAGCCGGAAACGTACTAGCAGTCACCAGCTCTGCATTGGGTATTGCATTAGCTATTAAAGAACTAAAGGGGTGATTAACGTGAGCGAGTTATACCACCACGGCGTTAAGGGTATGAAATGGGGAGTTCGAAAATACCAGTTCGCTGACGGGACTCGAACCCCGGCTGGTATTCAGCGGTACTATGCAAACAAGTCGTCTGGACAATTTGCCAGAACCGCTGCGTTATCAAGAATGAAAGTCAAAGACCTTACTAATATGGCACGTACACAGATAACTGGCAAACAATATGCAGACACTTATCTGAAAAAAGGCACTACATTCTCACGAATACAAACAAGCAAAGAATTCGAGAATTTCGCTTTCTATGCTACATATAAAAAACAAGATTCAGATAAGTATATGGGCTTATTCGGTAAGAACCTAACCAGTAGAGCAAACGCTGCAGCTAAGCAAGCTGAGAAACAAGCACATGTTTCGGGTAGTGAATCCGATTTAGCAAATGCCAAAGAACTAAGATCCATTAGTGATAATATGAAAGTCTATCAGTTAAAGATTTCATCAACCAAAAAACTTAAAGTGCCATCTGATGAGAACGCTGGTCATATTACAGCTAATTTATTGAAAGAAAAAGATTTCAAGTCTAACGTTGTGGCATCTATAGCAGATTCAAAATCAAAAATGAAACGCCCAGCACAACAGATATTATTCAAACAAGCTGAAAACGCATTGAAGAAGGACCCAAGCGTTATGACAAAAGGCGAGAAAATAGCGGTATATAAAGCTTTGAATTTATCGTTAACTAATCATAATGCACAGGAAATAGCTGCACAAGATCGATTCTATTCAGAGTTGAAAAAGAAGGGTTATAATGCGCTACTTGACTATAACGATAAAGAATACTCTAGCTACCATGCGAAACAACCGATGATAGTTTTCGATACCGATTCGGTTAAACTACAATCTGTATCTCAAACGAATCCTAAGGTTGTAGACAAAATGTATAGAAAATACAACTCCGAACGCATTGCTAAAGAAAGTATAGCAAGTACGATCGGAGTATTGGGCAAGATGGGTAATAAAACTGTTTCGGAGTGTAACGCATATGTACGTCGTAGAACTGCTGATTATTTGAGTTAATCGTTAACAGTCCTGTATGCGATTTCACCATCTGCTGTGATTAAATATTCAACTGGGGTATTTATAGAATCTAACGCATTGATAAGGCTACTACGATGATCGCTATCTTTTGTTGTAGAGTAGGAGTTGACGACTTCATCTAACACCGATCCTAATTTAGAAGTATCTAACTTCTTTCCAAAGATATTAGTATACTCGCTGTTTCTACCAGTCAGTCGACTAAATTCGGCAAGTATACGATTATCGCATTTATCCATATATCCGGTAATGGACCGCTTAACGTTATCTATGTACGCTTGATCGTAATTCTCAGAGTAATATACTTCAAGAACGTTTGCCATTGTGAGCAACTGTGTAGCCATTGTCAGACTATCCTTGATTTTCATAGAATCAGAAACAACTTTTTCGAATACGGTATAGTTCTTAGTGTCACTTTGCACGGTCTTAGATAAATCGTTTATGTAGAACTCGATATCTTTCATAGCGATCTTCTTCGAATTTTGTAAGCCTGACAATATCGATAATTTCTGATTGTCGTGCTTCATAATACTGCTGTAATTCATGTAAGCATCATTTACAAAAGATATCTCAGCAAGTAGTTCGGCACTCTTTTCTCCATAAAGAAAACCAAGTATTTGATCGATTTTAAGGTTAATCATATTCAAATCGTTATGGATATTTTGTAAGTAATACTGACCCGTGGCAAAGGACATCAATGAAAAACAAGCGCTAGCTGCGGCTAGAGATTGCACATCGAATAGTGAAGCAGTCCCTGCAATACGACCATTTGTATTTACTATGGTGCTTGATACACCACCTTGACTTAAGTGCATTAATGTGTGTGGAAGTCCCTCTGGAAATTTAACGATATAAGCATTAGCAAGAGCTGCAGTATCAACCACATTAATCAATTGTGACTGTAGCAGACCCAACTGTGATTTTTCGAGTTTTGAAGTTTGAAAACTCGTGTATTTCCCAGGAGTAATAGAAGTTAATTCACAAGGTGTTATTTCAAATTTTGCACTTTTAGATAACTCTGGAAAATTAACAATATTTGAAGTAATTTCGTTCATAATAAGATACCTCCTCAATTAACATTAGTTTAACACAGTAGACATAGTAAAACAACTCAAGAATCGAAAGGAAATTAAAATATGAATAACTATATTATAACAAGAGCTTCTGATACCAATGAACTCTATCACCATGGTGTTAAGGGTATGAAATGGGGGGTTAGGCACCAGAAAAAGTATCAAAATCTAGTTGACTATACAAAAAGGAAACATAGTGAATCTAGATATAATCAAGAAGTAAAAGGATACAGTAACGAATTACGTTGGATCAAAAAGCAAGGTTACTCTAAGTGGGCTAAAAAAAATCATCTAGACTCGCTTAGCAAGAAGGATCAAGAGACAACATATAACGACTACATGAAAGAACTCCAGAGCAATATTGAAAGTTCTAAAAAATTTGCTAATAATTCCAGCACCTTACGTAAAAGATTAGATAACATAGATACTTCTAAAGTTAGCTATAGAAAAGCTAAGAAAATAGTAAGGCAGATTGAAAATGGTTGGATTAATGAAAATTTATAACATTAAAAGTAGGTGAATAAATTATGGCGTTAAGTAATACAGCGACTCCTATATATTATGGAAAGTTTCGAGACGCCGTAATGAGAGGCGAAATTCCAATCTGCGAAGAAGTAGAGATGGAAATGCATCGAATAGATGACCTAATAGAAAGCCCCGCGTTCTGGTATGACAACAGAGCTGTCGAGGGCTTTATTCATTATTGTGAGAATGAAATGACACTCACTGATGGTGAAGACTTACATCTACTTGATTCATTTAAACTTTGGGCAGAAGAGATTTTTGGTTGGTACTACTACAAAGAACGAAGTGTATATGACCCAGAACTTGGGCGGTATGTACAGAAGACAATTAAGAAACGACTCATTAATAAGCAGTATCTAATCGTAGCCAGAGGTGCTGCGAAGTCGATGTATGCTGCTTGTATTCAGAGTTACTTCTTAAATGTGGATACATCAACTACACATCAGATTACCACAGCACCTACAATGAAACAGTCTGAAGAGGTGTTATCACCGATTCGAACTGCTATCACAAGAGCAAGAGGACCGCTCTTTAAGTTCTTGACAGAGGGGTCGCTGCAGAATACTACCGGATCGAGAGCAAACCGTCAGAAACTTGCGAGTACCAAGAAAGGTATTGAAAACTTCCTAACCGGTTCGTTACTCGAAATCAGACCAATGAGTATTGATAAACTTCAGGGTCTAAATAGTCGTATTAACACTGTCGATGAATGGTTATCCGGTGATGTGCGAGAAGATGTAATCGGCGCTCTTGAACAGGGAGCTTCCAAGAACGACGACTACCTTATCGTAGCTATTAGTTCGGAAGGAACAGTCCGAAATGGTAGTGGCGATACAGTCAAAATGGAATTAGCAAAGATACTTAAGAACGAGTATCGTAATCCACATGTGTCAATATGGTGGTACAAGCTAGATTCTATCGACGAAGTTGCCAAACCAGAGATGTGGGTTAAAGCAAATCCGAACCTTGGTCTGACAGTAACTTATGAAACATACCAACAGGATGTCGAAAGAGCAGAACAGAATCCAGCTGTTAGAAACGATATTCTAGCAAAGAGATTCGGAATCCCATTGGAAGGCTATACATATTACTTTACGTATGAGGAGACCTTACCGCACCGACGAAGGGACTTCTGGCAAATGCCTTGCGCATTAGGAGCCGATTTATCGCAGGGTGATGACTTCTGTAGTTTTACATTCTTATTTCCGTTACCAGATGGTACATTCGGAATTAAATCTCGTAATTATATATCTTCTTTAACTCTAAAGAAACTACCAGCAGCCATGCGAACTAAATATGAGGAATTCATGAAAGAGGGCAGTCTCGTTATTTTGGAAGGAACTGTCCTTGACATGATGCAAGTTTATGAGGATCTTGATCAGCATATCATAGACTGCGATTATGACGTTCGATGCTTTGGATACGATCCTTATGGAGCTAAAGAATTCGTAACAAGATACGAGCAAGAGAACGGACCGTATGGAATCGAAAAAGTACCACAGGGTGCAAAAACCGAGTCAATTCCATTAGGTGAACTTAAGAAACTGTCTGAAGAGAGAATGCTTATATTTGATGAAAGCATCATGACTTTTGCTATGGGTAATTGCATCACTCTTGAAGACAGTAATGGTAACCGTAAACTATACAAGCGTAAACGAGAACACAAGATTGACTGTGTCGCAGCACTCATGGATGCGTTTATAGCTTGGAAACAAAATAAAGATGCCTTTGAGTAAAGGAGGTAAAAATCAAAATGGGAATATTTGATACACTCCGGCATAGCTGGGACGTATTCAGGAACAGAGAACCTACTTATTTAAATACAGGTACTTCTGCATCATACCGACCTGATCGTGTACAACTATCGAGAGGTAATGAACGATCAATAATTACTTCTATATTTAATAGAATTGCGGTAGATGTATCGTCAGTAAATATCAAGCATTGTAAAGTTGATGTAAATGGTAGATTTATAAAAGATATAGATTCAGGAATAAATAACTGTCTCAATCTTGAAGCAAATATTGACCAGACTGGACGAGCGTTCATGCAGGATACAGTTATGAGTATGCTCGATGAAGGCACAGTAGCCATGGTTCCAGTAGATACTACATTTAATCCAACACAGACAAGCTCATACGATATTTTAACATTGAGAACTGGTAAGATTCTTGAATGGTATCCAGAACATGTTAAAGTTCGACTTTATAATGAAAAAACTGGTCACCAAGAAGAAGTTGTTCTACCCAAGAAAACAGTAGGTATTGTAGAGAGTCCGCTGTATGCCGTAATCAACGAGCAGAATTCTACTATGAAACGACTTATGCGTAAATTGGTGTTACTCGATGCTGTTGATGAATCCACCGGATCTGGAAAACTTGACATGGTTATTCAGTTACCATACCAGATTCGCTCTGAGGCTAGACGTAACGAAGCTAAGAAGAGAATGGAAAGTATTGAAGAACAATTGAAAGGTCCATATGGTATTGCTTATATCGACGGTACAGAGAAGATTGTTCAGTTAAACCGACCCGTCGAGAACAACCTCATGAAACAGATTGAATATCTTACCAATCTCTTATACAGCCAGCTTGGTATCACACAGGAAGTAATGAATGGTACCGCTGACGAAAAGACAATGCTTAACTACAATAACCGTACAATCGAGCCTATCTTATCATCAATAGTGGACGAGATGAAACGTAAATTCTTGACCAAAACAGCACGTACTCAGCTACAGACTATTATGTTCTTCAGAGATCCGTTCCGTCTGGTACCAGTTAACGATATTGCTGAAATCGCAGATAAGTTTACTCGTAATGAGATTCTTACAAGTAATGAGATTCGCCAGCTAATCGGTATGAAACCGTCTGACGATCCGAAAGCTGACAAGCTTATTAACAGTAACTTGAATCAGCCAGAATCTGCTATCCAAGATGACAGTATGATAACACCTGATAATATGGTAGAACAGGAAGAGTACCCTACTGACAGAGAAGTGCCTGAAGACGACATAGCATTAGGCAACATGCCTATATCCAGCTTACAAAGTATGGATAATTAAACACAAATCTAATCTCATTAATTCTAATGAGCTTTTCAATTTTAAACATTAAGAGAAAATTCCATATTGTAAGACTTTGACAAAGTGTCATCTGAATTTGAGATAGAGATACATTGTAACTTTTAAACCAATTATACAGATAGACATTGGAGGTAAAAATCAAAATGGCTAAAACTTATGACTGCTCTGGATGGGCAACAAAAGCAAACATGCTTTGCTCAGATGGACGAACTATTCGTAAGAATGCCTTCGAAGAATGTGACGGAAAAACCGTTCCGGTAATTTGGAATCACGAACATAATGATCCAAATGCTGTACTCGGACACGCTGTATTAGAGAACCGTGACAACGGAGTATATGCCTATATTTCATTCAATAATACCGAAGCTGGGAAGAACGCTAAAATACTTGTTCAGCATAAGGATGTCGATCGACTGTCTATTTGGGCTAACAAACTCAAACAGATGGGCGGAGATGTTATTCACGGAGTTATTCGTGAGGTCAGTTTAGTCCTCGCTGCAGCAAATCCAGGTGCTGTTATTGATTCAGTAATAGCCCATGGTGACAGCACTGACGAAGAGGCAATTATTTGTTGCGGAGAATACATCGAATTTATTGATGAACTTGCACACTCAGACGGAGGAACGAAAGGAGAAACAGAAGTGGGAACTGATAATAAAGAACAGAAGCCAGCTGCTAAAAAAAATGACGAAAAAACAGTAGCCGATGCATTTAACACATTAACAGAAGAGCAGAAGACAGTAGTTTATGCAATGATTGGACAAGCTCTAGAAGATGCTGGTGCCGGCACTGACAACAAAGATAAGGGGGAAGTAAAACACGCTGCTTCAGAAGACGGCAGTGCTGCTTCAGATGAAACAATAGCCGATGTATTTAATACATTAACAGACAAACAAAAAACAGTAGTATACGCCATGATTGGACAGGCGCTGGAAGATGCCGGCGTAGATACTGACGACGTAGAACACTCAGAAGAAGGAGAGACAGATTTTATGAAATATAACGTATTTGATAAGGAGACAAAAACACAGGATCAGGAAATCCTCACACACTCTGAATTCCAGGAAATTATTGGAGAGGCTAGAAGACGCGGAAGTCTTAAAGACGCCTTCCTTGAGCACGGAATTACAGACATTGATACTCTGTTCCCGGATGCACAGACAATTGATAAAACACCAGGATTTATCCAGAGAGACAATGGCTGGGTAGCTGGAGTTATGGCAGCAGTACACAAAACACCATTCAGCCGTGTTAAATCTATCTTCGCTGACATCACAGAAGATGAAGCAAGAGCAAAGGGATACATTAAAGGCAAACAGAAGAAAGATGAAGTATTCAAAATGCTGAAACGTGTTACTACACCAGTAACAGTTTACAAGAAACAGTCCCTTGACAGAGATGACATGCTGGACATCACAGATTTCGATATGATCCCATGGCTGAAGCAGGAGATGCGTATGATGCTTGACGAGGAGCTTGCACGTGCATACCTGTTCGGTGACGGACGCAGCACATCTGCAGAAGACAAGATCAACGAGCAGAATATCAGACCAGTATGGACAGATGATGACGTTTATACAGTTAAATCTGAGATTGCTATTACAAAGGCTACAACAGCTGAAGAGAAAGCCCAGGCGTTCATCAAAGCATGTATCAAGTCAAGAAAAGCGTACAAAGGATCAGGAAATCCGACTATGTACATGTCTGAAGATATGCTTACAGACTGCCTGCTTCTCGAAGACAAGACCGGACGAGTTATCTATGACACAGTAGAGAAACTCGCTACAAGACTTCGCGTAAACAAGATCGTTCCTGTACCGGTTATGGAAGGACTGTCAAGAATTAAAGGTGCTAACACACATTTCCTTGCCGGTCTGTATGTGAACCTTACAGACTACAACGTCGGAACAGATCGGGGCGGAGATGTGACCATGTTTGATGACTTCGATATCGACTTCAACAAACAGAAGTACCTGATTGAGACACGTTGTTCAGGAGCTATGTGCAAACCATACGGAGCAGTAGCTATTGAGTTCGTGCAGGCTACAACAGATATCGCAGCTTAATCTAATAAAATCAAAATGGAGGAAATAGTATGTCAAAATGGTGCGGAAAAATTGGATTTGCAGAACATGATGTAGAGATTGAACCTGGTTACTACGAAGATGCTATCGTAGAACATCTATACCAAGGAGACGTACTATCCACAAATTGGAAACGATATGTTTCTACAGAGAGGGTTGGTGATGATATTAATCTTTCAAATCAGATTAGTATTCTCGCTGACCCTTATCTTTTATACCACTATTCATCAGTTCTATATCTGGAATTCATGGGCACTTTATGGAAAGTCACAGACGTAAAAGTAGAGTACCCAAGATTAATACTTACGGTTGGAGGTGTATACCATGGGAACACGGCTGGAACTTCAGAGTAAATTAGAAGAACTACTTGGTTCTAAAGAGGTATATTACAACCGACCGGAAGACAGATTGATGGAGTACCCGGCGATTGTGTATAGCAAGAATATACCGAATGTTAAGCATGCTTCTAATGAAGTTTATCAATTAACCAATCGTTATGACATCACTGTTATACATAACAGACCGGATCACCCAGTAGTGGATAAATTACTGCGCCTACCACTATGTTCACAAGATAGAACATACAAGGCAGACAATCTCTATCACGATACATTCACTTTATATTTCTAATAATAGGAGGATAACATATATGTCTAAACTTAAATGGGACCAGATTGGAGAAAGACTCTATGAAACTGGTGTTGATAAAGTAGTACTTTTCCCTATGGAATCCACAGGACAGTATGGGACTGGCGTAGCCTGGAATGGTATCTCAGCTGTAAATGAGAGCCCATCAGGAGCAGAACCAACAGCTCTGTATGCAAATAACGGTAAATACCTTAACCTGATTTCAAATGAGGATTTCGCAGCAACAATCGAAGCTTTCACATACCCGGACGAATTCGAGGAGTGTGACGGATCTAAAGAAATCGCACCAGGAGTAGTGATTGGACAGCAGAAACGTAAAGTGTTCGGCCTTGCATACCGAACTCTGCTTGGTAACGATGTAGATGGAAACGATCATGGCTACAAGTTACACCTCGTATACGGATGTCTTGCAGCTCCGTCCGAGAATAACCATTCAACAGTAAACGATAGCCCAGAAGCCGGCACAATGTCATGGTCAGTATCTACAACACCAGTGGAAGTAGCTGACGCTAAGCCAACTGCTACAGTAACTATTGATTCTACAAAGGCCGACAAAGCTAAACTTAAGAAACTTGAGGATATGCTGTATGGAACAGAACAGGCTGAATCGAAACTTCCACTTCCAGCAGAAGTAATCACACTTATGAAAGACGCAGCAGCATAATAAACCCTAAAAATCAAAATGGAAAACTAAGAGAGACTCCACTGTCACAGGTGGGGTCTTTGTTTATACGAAAGGAGTACACACATGTTAAAGAAAACTATCACTTACACAGACTACAACGATAACGAGAGAACTGAAGACTTTTATTTTAACCTGTCCAAGGCTGAAGTTACTGAGATGGAACTTAGCACAACAGGTGGACTTGCTGAAATGATTCAGAAGATCGTTAATACACAGGATGGACCAAAACTTGTGAAAATTTTCAAAGACCTTGTTCTTGCAGCTTATGGCGAAAAGAGTCCGGATGGTAGACGTTTCATCAAAACAGAAGAGAATAGAGAAGCATTCTCACAGACCGAAGCATATTCAGAGCTTTTTATGGAATTAGCTACGAATGCTGAAGCAGCATCGGCATTTGTTAATGGTATTATGCCAAAAAATTTCGATGAGTCTAAAGAAACAATGATTGCTGCTGTCTAAACCGAATAGGTGAGTCAATGCTTAAGCTAATAATTCCAGAAACAGAGCTGTTCGACGATAGAACAGGCGAGTTTATAAACATCGATAGAACGGCATTAACTTTAGAGCATTCACTTATCTCAATTTCAAAATGGGAATCAAATTGGGAAATACCATTTATTAATACACGGTATAAAACAAAGGCACAAACCATTGATTACATCAAATGTATGACAATAACGCCTAACGTTAACCCCAATGTATATCGATGTATCACAAACGAACATATCAGAGTCGTTAATGAGTACATAGACAAACCAATGACCGCTACTACTTTTTCAGATAAGAACAAAGGCAGTAGAAACAAAAAAATTACGAACGAAGAGATTTATTACCAAATGATTGAACTTGGCATACCTGTCGAATTTGAGAAATGGCATCTGAACCGTTTATTGACGCTAATTCATGTTTGTACAAGCTATAGAACGCCAGGTAATAAACGAAGTACATCTGATATTATTCGCGATCACAAGGCCATAAATGCTGCTAATCGAAAACGATTCAATTCAAAAGGATAAAGAAAGGAGACATGCTATATGTCTATATACAACGTACACGGCGGGCATTCACTTCAGTGTAGAGGAGCATCAGGTTTCCTTGACGAGGTAAATGAAGACCGTAAAGTTAAAAACAAAGTTATCGAGTTACTTAGAGCCGCTGGTAATACTGTTTATGACTGTACAGATGATATTGGAAGAACTCAGGGACAGAATCTTAACAACATTAAGAATAAATGTAACATCCATAATGTTGATCTCGACATTTCTATTCATCTTAACTCCGGGCGTAATGACCCTTCAGGTGATGAAAAGACAGGCGGAGTAGAAGTATGGAACTACGATAACAAAACCGCAGCTATCTCAGACCGAATTTGCGATAACATCGCCACAGCGCTTAGTATTACAAACCGTGGATCAAAATATACTCACGGATTATACATCCTTAACAACACCAAAGCACCAGCACTTCTCGTTGAGTGTTGTTTCGTCGATGATAAAGACGACTACGAACATTGGGATGCTGATAAATGTGCTGAAGCTATTGTTGCCGGAATCACTGGTGCGACCGTAAAACATTCAAGCTCTACACCATCTGTTAAACCCACTCCAGTTCCAACAATACCAGCACAATCAACAACAAAGATCGACGTGGTTCATCAGGTGTTCGCTAGCGGTATTGGCTGGCTTTCAGAAGTAACAAACTATAACACAAACAATGCTAACGGATACTCAGGGGCTCTTGGTCATCCTATGCTTGGTTTCAGAGCAAAAACTAAAGGCGATGCTGCGACTGTCGGATATCTGAAATATCGTGCACATAAGAAAGGCAGTTATTGGTTTGGATGGCGTACCGATTACAACAAAGACAACAGCGGTGATACCTTTGCTGGTACATGCAAGAGTGAGATTGATGGACTTCAGTTCTGTATCGATGGCGTAAAAGGACGACACGTTAAATATCGTGTTCATACAAAAGAAGACGGCTGGCTTGCATGGGTAACAGACTACGGTGAAGGTTCTAATGGCTATGCTGGGGTCTACGGTCATGCAATTGATGCTGTACAGATTGAAATAATCTAAAGAGAGAGGACTATGAGATAATCGTAGCCTTCTCTTTTTGTTTTTATAAAGGTGTGAATCAAAATGATAAGTTTTAGACAAAAGGGTGATTTTTCGAAGTTGAATCGATATTTCGAAAAAGTAAAGGAAGCTGCCAAAGTTAGTGTACTCGATAAGTACGGAAAAGCTGGGGTAGCAGCCCTGGCGTCGGCGACACCTACAGAAACTGGAAAAACCGCAGCTTCATGGACATATTCCATAAAGCGAGCTGGAAGTTACACGTCTATCGAATTTTACAATTCAAACATCAATAAAGGTGTTAACATCGCACTCATATTACAGTACGGACATGGTACTGGTACCGGAGGTTGGGTTGAAGGGCGCGATTATATTAATCCTGCTATCCAACCAATATTTGATCAGCTTGCTGAAGAGGCTTGGAAGGAGGTTACCAGTATATGAGTAGAACAATTGACGAACGTATTGTTGAAATGCGATTCGATAATGCCCAGTTTGAAAAGAATGTCGCTACGAGTATGTCGACTTTGGACAAGCTAAAAAAGAGTTTAAATTTTAAAGATTCTTCTAAGAGTCTTGAAGAATTAGGTACAGCGGCTAGAAAAGTTGATATGTCTCCGCTTGCAAACGGAGTCGAAACAGTTCGAGCTAAGTTTTCAGCCATGGAAGTTATTGCAATCACAGCATTAGCTAACATTACTAACTCAGCTCTAAATACTGGTAAGAGGATTGTATCAGCTATAACCACACAACCAATAAAAGACGGTTTCGCCGAATATGAGACTCAGATGAATGCTGTACAGACCATCTTAGCGAATACTCAAAAAGAGGGAACAAACGTCAAAATGGTTAACGCTGCTCTTGATGAGCTGAATCATTATGCTGATAAAACCATCTATAACTTTACGGAAATGACCCGTAATATCGGTACGTTTACAGCAGCCGGTGTAAAGCTTGATACTTCAGTATCAGCAATCCAAGGTATTGCTAACCTTGCAGCAGTATCAGGTTCAACATCTCAACAGGCATCGACAGCAATGTATCAGTTATCACAGGCATTGGCTGCCGGTACTGTAAAACTTATGGACTGGAACTCAGTTGTTAATGCCGGTATGGGTGGTCAGGTATTTCAGGATGCCTTAATACGAACTTCTGAACATCTAAAGACTGGAGCACAAGCAGCCATTGATGCTAAAGGTTCATTCAGAGAATCGTTGCAGACAGGGTGGTTGACTACAGAAGTTCTCACACAAACACTCGATCAGTTTGCAACTGCAGCTGACACACAAGAAGAATATGAAGCGGCTGTTAAAAAGTTTTTAGATCAAGGATACAGTGAAGAACAAGCTAAACAGATGGCTGATATGGCCAAGACTGCAGGAGCTGCCGCTACAAAAGTAAAAACTTTCTCACAGTTGATTGATACTCTTAAAGAAGCATTAGGATCGGGATGGACCGAAACCTGGAGAAATGTAATTGGAGACTTTGAAGAAGCTAAAGAATTGTGGACTTCTGTAAGTGATGTTCTAAGCGATGCTATCAATAAGTCATCTGATGCACGAAATGCTATTGTTAAAGAATGGGCTAATCTCGGCGGTAGAACTGCATTGATAGATTCTTTCAGGAATGCATTTAATGCTCTGTTATCAATAATTACTCCAATTAAGGAAGCTTTTAACTACGTATTTCCTCCGGCTACAGCAAAACAGTTACTTGCTATAACAGAGGGGATTAGAGATTTAACGGCTAAGATGACATTGTCTGATCCGATTGCAGCAAAACTCGAGAAGACGTTTGAAGGACTCTTTTCAATAGCATCTATCGGTATTAAAGTAATCGGCGGTATCGGTAAAGCATTCTTTCAATTACTTACATCGAGTGGAGTAAGCAATTTAGCAGAACATGTATTATCCATAGGAGAAGCTATAGGTGATGCATTATCACGATTGAACGATAGTTTCAAAATAGATGATATAGCAAACGGTTTAGGCACAGTAGTTGGTATTATTTCAGCTGCACTTAACGGTTTGTTAGATTTATTGGACTCAGTATTTGGGGCCGTAAACAATAAATTCCACATAGACGGATTTCTAAATGAGTTAGCGTCTATGAAAGATGGTATATCTAATGTCTTCGATTATATTTCGGATAAGATTAAAAACATATCAATCGTATTTACGAAGATAAAAGATGTTATAACAAGCGTTATATCTACCATAAGTGGATATGTTAAACAATTTGTTGACTGGGTAAAAGAAAACTTCACTCTAGGCGACTTATTTGCTGGACTGATTGGCGGAGGTATCTTCGTTACGATAAAGAAAATTATAGGCCTTGTTCAAACAATTAAAGACAAAATAGAAGAATTATTTGGAAAAGGTGAAGACAGTAAAATAGGACAAATAGTTGAGAAAATTAATAATGCTCTTGATTCTCTACACGACTCATTGGAAGCATTCACCACTGGTATTAAAGCCACAGCGTTGTTGGAAATAGCACTTGCAATAAGTTTGTTAGCTGGAGCTATGGATAAGATATCTAATCTAAGTGTTGAAGATATTGGTAAATCTCTCGCTTCAATTGCATCGTTATTTACAATGCTTAATATATCTTTCAGATCTATGAATAAGACTTTAAGCAAGTACGACACAAATGGTGTTATCAAAGCGGCTGGCTCTATGGTCGTTATGTCCGCGGCGCTCAATATACTTGCTAATGCTATGGTGAAAATGTCAGGATTGTCATGGGATGATATAGCCAAAGGATTAGTAGGTACTGGTGCTGGTTTACTCACACTATGTGTAGGAGTCAAAAGTATTTCTGATGTCAAAATATCGGCATCTACCAGTATTGCCTTATTAGCACTAGCCAAGAGTTGTGAAATGCTCGGTAATGCGATGACTACGTTTGCAACATTATCATGGTCTGAAATTGCCAGAGGTCTTGTAGGTATGGGAGCTGCTCTTAAGATATTTACAAGTATTATAAACCAACTTGGAAAATCTAACGGCGGGGCTTCTATATTAAGTAGCGTAAGTATGCTTATAGCAGTTCAATCATTGGATAAACTTGCTTCCGGATTAGTCAAATTCGGTGATATGAACTGGGATGGTATAGCCAGAGGGCTTGTAGGTATGGGCGGTGCATTGACTGAATTAACCGTATCTCTTACAGCTATCAGTAAACTTGCAGGCTTCTCAAGTATATTTGGTGCTGGTGCAATATTAATAGTAACCCAAGGACTTGATACAATAGCAGAAACTCTTAAGAAATTTGGTTTCATGAGTTGGGACGTTATTAAAAAAGGCCTTACTGGTATGGGTGTAGCCTTAGGTGAAATAGCAACCGTAGTGACAGCCGTCGGAAAATTAGCCGGTTTCTCAAGTATATTTGGTGCTGGTGCGATCCTTATAGTTATATCAGGATTAGATGCTATGGTTAATGCTTTTATGAAATTTGCATTTATGTCATGGGATGACATCGCTAAAGGATTGGCTGGAATGGGAGAAGCTCTTGGTGAACTCGGTCTTATATCCGGTCTTGTCGGCAAATTAGCTGGATTCTCAGGGATTATAGGAGCTGGTACAATCCTACTGACTGTACAAGGATTATCCGACATAGCTGATGCTATGAAACAAATAGGCTCGATATCGTGGGACAGTATAGCCAGAGGTCTTACGGGAATGGGTGTTGCTCTAAGTGAAATAGCAGTAGTATCGGGATTACTTGGCAAATTAACAGGATTTTCAGGTTTATTAGGCGCCACTACTATCCTTATAGCAGTTCAAAGTCTCATGGATATAGCTGATGCCCTTAATAAAATAGGAATAATGGGCTGGGAAAACATTGCTCAAGGACTAGTTGGACTGGGTGGAGCGTTAACTGAACTATCTGTTATATCTGGATTACTTGGTAAATTAGCTGGTATATCTGGACTACTTGGTGCCACTACTATTCTCGTAGCAGTGCAAAGCTTAGATGATCTAGCTGAAGCTCTTAAGAAGTTTGGATCAATGACATGGGATGAAACCGCAAAAGGTTTAGCTGGAATGGGCGAAGCTCTTGGCGAACTCGGACTAATTTCGGGACTTATCGGAACCTTATGTGGAGGAGCAGGCTTACTTGGTGCAGCTACTATATTAGTTGCTGTACAAAGCTTGGATGATTTGGCTACAGCGTTACAGAAATTCGGTGCCATGAGTTGGGACGAGATAAGTAACGGATTGGCTGCTATGGGTGCTGCCTTAGGCGAACTTGCCTTGGGCGGATTAGCTAACACGTTATCGATATTAGGATCATTCTCGATTGCAGCTGTAGCTGAGCCACTTGGTGTCCTCGCCGACTCGGTTAAGAAATGGAAAGATGTAACTGTGCCAGAAGGATTGGCTAATCAGTTATCGTCATTAGCATCTGGTATTATGAGCTTTACCTTTGGAGGATTGGGTGCATCTGCATTAAGTGAATCAGCGCCTGCAATAGGTATGATGGCTGATTCTATACGTAAATGGTCCGGTGTAACTATACCTGAAGGTCTTGAGGAAGGATTAACGCAGATAGCAAATGGGGTTAAAGCGTTTACATGGGCGTTTGTCGGCGGCTTGAGTATAGACGCAATTACTGGACCTCTTGGAAAGCTTCCAGATTCTATAAAGAAATGGAACGACGTGACGGTTCCAGAAAATATTGATTCTGATTTGAAGAAAATATCAGATGGTATCAAATCATTCAGTGCAGCATTTGTAGGAGGATGGACACTTGACGCTATAGTTGGTCCTGTCGGAGATTTAGCAAAATCTATAAAGAAATGGAATGACGTGACCGTTCCAAAAGACCTCGAATCAGGATTACAAAGTATAGCTAAAGGTATTAAATCCTTTGGTACAGCATTCGTTGGGGGATGGACACTCGATTCTGTTACAGAACCTATTGGTAATCTAGCATCGTCTGTTAAGAAATGGAAAGACGTGACGGTACCAGAAACCATAGAGGAACAGTTATCAAAACTAGCAAACGGAGTGCGTTCATTTGAAGGTATACAAGATATAAGTTATGTTGTTAGCAGTATTGAATCAATATCTACTGCCATGAAACAGTTGAATGACGTTCAATTCGGAACTGTTAGTGCTGGATTATCAGTGCTTGCATCATCATTATTAAGCTTTTCGTCTAACGTATCTAGCGTAAACGGACTTGGTGATGTTATAGTTTCTAATTTAATTACTCCAATTCAAAATGCCCAAACTATATTACCAACTGCTGTAAGTAGTCTTGTTAACAGTGCAACTGGAATTCTCATGAATAGCGGAAGTCAGTTTGCAATAGCGGGACAACAAGCTGCTGATAATTTTGTTAACGCATTTACAACAGCTGGTCCTACTATATCTACAGCAATGACTACAGTAATGACTACTATGTCCGGAACAGTTCTAAGTCAAAGCTATGTTATAGAACAAGCATTCAATACTATGCTGACCTCGGTTATTGCTGCAATAACAAGCAGACAATCATATTTTACTACAGCGGGTTCGACAATGATGCTTGGTATGAGCGTAGGGGTTAATTCTGGATCGGGTGGCGTTATATCAGCCGTATCATCAGCAATGGCTCGAATCATATCTGCTACAAATGTGAAAGTCAGTACCTTTATAACAACAGGTCGTCAGATCACAACCAATTTGCGTACTGGTGTAATGAGTTGTGCGCCGTCGTTATTATCCCAAATCACAACCATAATTACAAATGCTAAAACCAAGATTACATCTCGTGGAACTGAATTTATGGCTGCTGGAATAAGTCTAATGAACTCCCTATCTGGTGGTATCTATAACGGAGGATCACGAGTTACGTCTGCTATATCATCTGCTTTAAGTAGATGCTCTGGAACAATAAGAAGTTATTATTATTCATTCCAGTCGGCAGGACAATACCTCGGTTCTGGTCTTGTGTCAGGTATCAACTCAAAGCAGGACGCTGTATATCGAGCTGGTTACAACCTTGGTAAGAAAGCCGTGGCAGGTGAGAAGGCTGGACAGCAATCTCATTCACCATCAAAAGCTACACGAAAGGCTGGTAGATGGTTAGGTGAGGGGCTTGTTATTGGTATGAAAGAAATGGCTTCATCAGTTTATCAGGCTGGTAAGTCTATGGGTAATAAAGCTAGCGACAGTATCACTGAAGCTTTGACTTTGGTAAACGATATCGCTACTTGGGATATTGATGCAGACCCAGAAATTACAATTCATCCAGTTCTCGACATGTCTGATATAAATTCTGGCATTGGATATATTGACGGACTGTTAAACAACAATAAAACAATAGGTTTGTCAACGAGCGGAATTGCCACTATTAACACAGCAGATGTTGCAAATCAAAATGGATTCAATACTGATGTAATTAAGGCTATTGACAGCTTACGGAAAGAAATTGGATCAATTAACGGCAATACATACAATCTTAACGGAATTACCTATGACGATGGTAGCAACGTAGCGGATGCTATTCAGACGCTTGTGCGAGCTGCCAATATCGAGAGGAGAAGATAACCATGGCAATAACAACATATACAGTCAAACGTGGTGATACCTTATGGGGTATTTGCGGAACGTATGGATCTAGTATTTCCGGTAGTACCAGGAATGAAAAGATCAATACCCTAGTATCGTTAAATGGTATTAAAAACCGAAACCTGATATATGTTGGTCAGGTTCTCAAATTATCTGGAGGGTCCTCATCGGGCTCTTCAGGTTCTTCCGGAGGCGGCGGGGGTTCAACTCCTGCTCCAGCGCCAACGTATCAAACGCAAGCGGTCGTTAATGTTCTGGCTTTACAGGCAGCTAACAAAACGAGTAGTAAGAATCGTGCCGTATATGCATCATGGACGTTTAGTAGGCCAAACACTGCTAACTTCATGTATCGCTGGTGGGATTACAAACATGGCAAATGGATAATTACAAACGAAGGTACCACGAAGAGTTACGAAGATGCCTACTGCTATGCGGAATATTCAGCGTCATCTGATGCTACAAAAGTAAGTATTGAAGTTAAGCCGGTACCAGCAACGTATAAAGACTCAAATGGCAACGACGTTCCGTACTGGAGTGGGGCACAATGGTCAGGATATAAAGTATACGAATTCAGTAACAATCCGCCATTAACGCCAAGTGTACCGAGTGTCAAGATTGACGACCTAACTTTAACGATCAGTATTTCGAATATCAAAGCAGATGACATTGATGCTGATAGAATAAAATTCAATATTGTTAAAGACAATACATCAAGTATACATACGTCCAGTCCGATAAACATTAATAAAGAAACTAACTACGTATCGTATCAGTATACCGTTGAACCTGGATCGACATATACAGTAAGAGCCTGTTCAGTTAACTCGAAGAATGCAGTTAGCGCTTGGTCCGATTTCTCAAGTGAAGTAGACACTAAACCTGCTCCATCATCAGGAATCACTGCATACAGGAGAAACAAGCGTGCTGATGGATCTATCTCTGCATATTTGGAATGGGGGGCAGTATCAAACGCCACTAAGTATCGTATCGAATACACAACTGTAAAAAGTGATTTTGATAATGGTTCTGGAAACATTAAGTCGATAGAGACAGAAGATAAACGTACATCTATCGAGATCGTTGACATTGACAGTGGACACGACTATTTTTTCAGAATCCGTGCGGTCAATAAATCTGGCGAATCGGACCCTACTGAAGTAGTAACCATACCGATAGGAACACCTCCAGCAGCCCCAACTACATGGTCGTCTAATACATCAGCGTTTGTTGGGGAAACTCTGGAACTTAACTGGATACACAATCCTACCGATAACTCGAGACAGTCACACGCGGAGCTAAGTATCAAAATAGGTAACAACGACTGGCGTTCTTTCATATTTGAAAACACAACTAACGATACAACTGACGAACGGGAAGACAAATCAGAATTCACGTACGGTACAGCCATATCATATAAAGGTCAGCTAAGAGTATCACTTAACACCAGCCACGCTATATTTAAGAACACGAAAATACAGTGGAAGATTCGTACGGCGGGTGTTACTGATGAGTTTAGTAATACTGCATGGTCTGTTGAACGTACCGTTTATATTTACGAGAGACCGACACTGAACCTTTCAATGACAAGCGACTTAGCTGGTGGTGGAAATCTTATTACATCGCTCACTTCATTTCCGTTCTATATTCGCGGACATGTATCATTAACTAGCTACGAGCATCAGAAACCAGTTGGCTATCACTTACGAATCGCCTCCAATAGTAATTATGAGACAGTCGACGATACAGGTAAGAATAAGATAGTAAACAAAGGTGACGATATATATTCTAAGTTCTTTGATACGAGTGAGACATTGATAGTAGAGATGTCAGCTAACAATATAGACCTCGAGACCGGTATTGAGTATACGGTTTACTGTACAGTTAGCATGAACAACGGCTTAACTATCGAACAATCACATCAGTTCACAGTTAACTGGAAAGAAGCAGCTTATAAGATCGAAGCGGATATTTCAGTCGATACTAAGACATACACGGCAATTATCGTGCCATATTGTGTTGATAGTAGCGGTAAGTTTGTTAACGATCTTACCTTAGCGGTTTATAGACGAGAATATGACGGCTCATTTACAGAGATTGCTAGCGGGATTCCAAACAACAGGACTGCTGTAACAGACCCGCATCCATCACTTGATTATGCCCGTTATCGCTTGATAGCAAAAGACATGTATACAGGAGCAATAAGTTTCTTCGATATGCCAGGACATAAAGTGGACAATGCTGGCGTTATTATTCAGTGGGATGAAGTTTGGGATCCATTTGATACGACCGACGTAGTTGAGATGGATGTTCCTGATTGGAGTGGTTCGATGCTCATATTACCGTATAACATCGATACTGATGATAAACGCCAAACGGAGGTCAAGCTTATTGAATATGCTGGGCGTAAACATCCGGTAAGTTACTACGGTACACAACTTGGAGAAACATCTACATGGAACGTCGAGATTGATCGCGAAGACACCGAGACCATTTACGCCTTAAGACGATTATCAATCTGGGCTGGAGACGCATACGTTAGAGAACCATCAGGCTTAGGATATTGGGCTAACGTGAAAGTGTCGTTCAGTACAACTCATAGAGAACTCACAATACCAGTATCGCTTGACATCACGAGAGTAGAAGGAGGAATGTAATATGCCAGACTGGACCCAATCGATGGACCAATCGTTCGAGTATTATACAGTAGATCCGACTACCCTAGCTGATGTGCAGAAACTCGATATCATCACGTCAAGTTCGTTCGACAGAGATAACGATTCTCAGACGTTGGGGTCTGCAACTATTGATGCTACCGAATCAATCGGGGAAAGCTACATTCGGTGTTACCTTAAAACAATTCAAAAAGGAATTACTGAGAAGTTCCCATTAGGTACTGTTTTATGTCAGACACCGAAGACTGCTTTTGACGGTCTTACAACCGATGTATCAATGGATTGCTATACGTCACTTATTGAGTTAAAAGAAAAACAACCTCCGTTGGGATACACAATTCGTAAAGGTTCTAACATCATGGACGCAGCATATAGGATTATTTCTGAGAACGCAAGAGCGCCAGTAACGAAAGTAGAGCCAACATACGAGAAAGATAACAGTGGAGGCCTTAAAGACGTATCACCGAAGCTTTATCAGGATTTCGTAGCTAATACGGATGACACATGGTTGAGCTTCGTGATAGATCTTATAGCAAACGCTAAGTATGAATTAGGTCTGACCGAGCGAGGAGAGATATTGTTTGTGCCTAAACAGGATATCGAATCTCTTCAGCCGGTATGGACTTACAATGACGATAACAGCTCTATTTTGTATCCGAGCATTACTATGAACCATGACTTATACGGCATCCCAAACGTTGTAGAAGTCATATATTCACATGGATCAGATTACAAACAGGCTATCGCAAAGAACGAAGACGTCAACAGTCCTATTTCAATTCAAAATAGAGGACGAGAAATTATCCATAGAGATACAAAACCAAATCTTGCAGGGTATGTTACTCAAGCCCAAATTCAAGACTATGCAAATCGCTTACTTAAATCCCTTTCAACAATTGAATACAAGATAAGTTATAAACACGCTTATTGTCCGGCGCGAGTAGGAGACTGTGTAAGACTAAATTACTCAAAAGCTGGTATGAAAAATATTAAAGCTAGAGTTATTAGTCAGGCTATATCATGCACTCAAGGTTGTCCTGTATCTGAAACTGCAACATTCACATCTAAATTATGGGGGTGATAACTCATGGAGCTGTCTTACGATATTATTTCACAATTTGCCAAAGTCGTTAACGACAATAAAGGAATCAATAAAGGTAGCGAGACTACAGTATACGGTGTCGTTGTATCAGACGGTAATGGTAATAAGTATGTTAAACTCGATGGCTCAGATCAGTTAACGCCTTTGTCAGATAATGAAAGACCTAGCGCTGATTCGACAACTGCAAACGCAAATGTCGGTGACAGAGTATCCGTATCGATTAAAGATCATACAGCTACAGTGACGGGTAACATATCATCTCCATCAGTTAGAACAGAAGACTTCAATGACCTTAGTAGTGGTGTTGATCAGATTAGTAAGTTCAATACTGTGCTTGCAGATAGAGTACAAGCAAACGCGGGTTATATTAAGAAGCTTCAGTCTGACAAAGCTGAGATTGGAGATTTGACGGCAGCCACAGCAAAGATTACAGAACTTGAAACGAAGAAAGCTAATGTAGAAGATTTAACGTCAGCAAAAGCAGAAATCGACGACTTGAAAACGAAGAAACTCGATGCTGAAGTAGCCAATATCAAGTATGCAACCGTTGAGAAGCTTAAGGCTACAGATGTGAAAGTTGGAGAGATTTCTGGTCAGCAGGCAAAGTTCGAAGAGACTACCACAAACAAACTCACTGCGATAGACGGTAGCATCAAGAAACTCGATACCGACAAACTGAGTGCTAAGGATGCCACGATTAAATACGCTCAGATTGACTTTGCTAACATCGGTAAAGCAGCTATTGAGCATTTCTACGCAACGTCCGGTATTATCAAAGATTTAGTCATTGGTGATACTAGCGTTACCGGTAAACTTGTCGGCGTAACGATCATCGGAGATTTAATTGAAGGCGGAACTGTTAAGGCTGATAAGTTGGTCATTCAGGGGACGGACGGTCTTTATTACAAGTTAAACACGGATGGTATGAAGACAACTGCTGAGCAGACCGAGTATAACAGTTTGAACGGTTCTATTCTTATGGCTAAATCAGTCACTGCAGAGAAAGTTAACGTGCATGACTTAGTGGCATTTGACGCTACGATCGGTGGATTCAAAATAACTGACTCCGCTATATATTCTGGCGTAAAGAATAACGTAAATGCTGGTGTTCGTGGCACATACATCGATAAAGACGGCCAGATAGCTTTTGGTGATTCCAATTCATATTTGAAGTATTACAAAGATACTGACGGTAAATGGAAACTTGAAGTATCTGCTAGCAGTGTGAAGTTTACCTCTGCAAACAAAACTCTTGAAGACAAGCTGAAGGATATCGATAACGAAATGAAGTCAGCTGTTGTGTCAGTGGTTGAAGAATACGCTGTGTCTGACAGTACATCAGATAGCCCGCAAACTGGATGGACTACTGAAACACCGAAATGGGAAGATGGTAAGTTCATTTGGCGAAGACAACTAACAACGTATGGCGATGGTCATACCGAATACAGTGCTCCAGCCCTTATGACTGGCAATAGCGGTACTAATGGCGAGGATGCTGTAACACTTAGAATCGAATCGTCAAGAGGTACCGTATTTAAGAACAATCAAGTGGTAACAATACTTTCTGTTGTTATTTACAGCGGCTCAAAACGTATAACGAACAGTAAAGAATTAGAAAATGCATTTGGTAGTAAAACGTATCTTCAATGGGAATGGCAGAGATTAGACGAAGAATCATTCGGCATCATCTCAGCAGGAGACCCTAGAATCGGAGATAAGGGGTTTATATTCAAATTATCACCAGATGATGTAGATACAAAAGTAACATTCCAGTGCAAATTAATAGAGTAAAGGAGTAATTCAAAATGGCAATTAAATCAGCAGATCAAATCACGATTATCGACGTAACCGATGCTTATTCTGTCATGTTAACAAGTGAGGCATATACATTCGTCGGTGGACCAGGTGGCGTTGCTGCCGGAGCATCTTGTTCGACTGAGGCTGTTGCTTTTTGTGGAACTAATCAGTGCCCAGCAGTTAACGTAACAGCTAGTGACATTGTATGTCCGACTGGAGTGAGCGCAACTGTAGAGAACAGCGGTACAGCAAAAGTAAAGATTACGTTTAAAACAACTGCAACAATTTCAGCAGCATGTGAGGCAACCATACCAGTAGTTGTAGACGGAATAACAGTTAATAAGAAATTTTCGTTCGCGGTAGCAAAGGCTGGAACAAACGGTAAGCCTGGAGCCGATGGCAAGCCTGGCGCTAACGGTAAAAATGGAGCAGACGCCATTACTATGAGTATTACATCCTCTAACGGCACTGTCTTCAAGAATAATGCAGGCAGTACAGTGTTAACGGCTCATGTGTTTGTCGCTGGTAAAGAACAGACGATAGCTGACGATGGAACGTGTGGAAGTCTCGGGATTGTTAAATGGTATAAAGCTGGAAATACCGCAGCCGTTGCAACAGCTAAAACCTATACGATTACCGCAGCAGCCGTTGATAATATGCTACCTATCACCGCGCAGCTAGAACAGTAGGTGATAAAACATGACGATAAAAACGAGTTCTCAGATCACAATATCAAAAGTAATTGATATCTATGCATGTTATCGTTATTACAAATTACAAGGATCAACATTAGCAAAACCAACAAAGCCGACTAAGAATCCTCCCGATGGCTGGAGCGATACTGAGCCGGCTTATATTTCGGGCTCAACTAATACATTATATTTTGTAGATTGTAACGTGTACAGCGATAAAACTTTTAGCTTTTCGGAAGTATCCAAAAGTAGTAGCTACGAAGCTGCGAAAGACGCATGGAATAAGGCTAATAAAGCTCAAGATACCGCAACCAACGCTCAGAACAAAGTCGATAATTTGCAGATCGGCGGTAGGAATTTAAAGTTAAACGGTGATTTTAAAAAAGGGTTAACTGCATACGGAACGGAAGGCGACGTCAATGTCAGTATTGAAAATGATGTAACATATACAAAATGTGCTAAAGTTGTGTTTTCGACAGCATACGCCTCGGAACGCCTATACACTACCGATTATAACAATCGGTATAATTTATTGAATACCGTTTATACTTTATCGTTTGTTGCGAAAGCCTCCTCCAATCTAAAATTAAACGTCTATAGAGCCGGAACTGCACAGGGTATAGGTGAAACGAATTTGTCCACCGAGTGGAAAAAGTTCGAAATGACATATACCGCTACAGGGACTGGAAGCGTAACATTTAAACTTAATTCAGCCGGGACTTTATATTTAGCCAATATAAAACTTGAACTCGGTAACAAAGCAACTGACTGGACACCAGCTCCTGAAGACGGTATAGCGAAAGTAGACGTGGAGTATTATCTCTCAACATCATCTACGTCATTAGCTGGAGGTTCATGGACTACAATTGCACCAGCTTGGGTTAATGGTAAGTATATGTGGAGTCGTACTGTTACTATTGATGGTGCTGGAAATAAAACATACTCACCAAATCAAAATGGAGTTTGTATCACTGGAGCAAAAGGCGCAACAGGTGCTCAGGGACCAAAAGGTGATACAGGTGCTCAGGGACCAAAAGGTGATAAAGGTACCACTGGTGCCACAGGAGCTACCGGAGCTACAGGTAATGGCGTTAAATCCATTGTGGAGCAGTACTACCAATCAACATCAGCTACATCTTTAGCTGGAGGTTCATGGACTACTACATATCCAGGATGGGTAAATGGTAAGTATATTTGGACGAGATCTGTTATTACATATACGTCAGGAAATACTGTTACAACCACACCGATATGTGTTACTGGTCAAAAGGGCGATACAGGAGCAAAGGGTGATAAAGGTAATACTGGTGCTACAGGAGCTGCAGGTAAAAGTATTGGCTCAGTTGTAAACTATTACTTAGCCACAAATGCCTCTAGCGGAGTAACTACATCGACTACAGGATGGACTACAAATGTGCAATCTGTTACCGCCACAAATAAATACCTTTGGAATTATGAAGTGATTAAGTACACAGACGGTAGTGTCGCTAGCACAACTGCGCCTTGTATTATTGGAGCCTATGGCGATAAGGGTGCTACAGGTGCCACGGGTCCAAAGGGTGATAAAGGTGCCACAGGGGCAACTGGAGCAACAGGTGCTACTGGTAAAGGTATCAAGTCAGTAACTGAGTATTATGCAGTATCAGCATCAAATAGCACAGCGCCTACTTCATGGTCTACCACAGTACCAACCATGACTTCTACTAATAGATACCTATGGAATTACGAGACCATCGCATATACTGACAATTCTACCTCTGATACGACGAAACGAGTCATAGGCGTGTATGGCGATAAAGGTAATACTGGTGCTACAGGGCCTCAGGGTCCTCAGGGTGTAAAAGGTAATACAGGACCTCAGGGACCTCAAGGAGTAAAAGGTGATAAAGGTGACAAAGGTAACACTGGCGCCACAGGAGCTGCCGGTAAAGGTGTTAAGTCGACAGCAATTGCCTATCAAGCGAGTACATCTGGTGTTGTAACCCCAACTGGTACTTGGTCTACAACGATACCGGCGGTATCCGCTGGGTCATATTTGTGGACTAGAACTATAATTACATACACTGACAATAACACGTCAACATCATATTCCGTAGGTAAAATGGGCAACACTGGTGCTCAGGGACCAAAAGGTGATACAGGTGCTCAGGGACCAAAAGGTGATAAAGGTACCACTGGTGCCACAGGAGCTGCTGGTAAGGGAATTAAATCAACATCTGTCACCTATCAGGCTGGTACGACAGGAGTAGCAGTACCTACAGGCACTTGGAGTACGACAATACCGAGCACCAGTGCATCAAAACCATTTCTGTGGTCTAGGACAATCATTACGTATACCGACAACACAACTTCAACCACATATTCTGTAGGAAGTACAGCAGACAGTGTGCAGGTAGGTGGAAGGAATTTGGTATTGAATTCTACTAATTTATCAAAATGGACAATGGAACCAGGAATTAGTATTAGTAAGGAAGATGAGTGGTTTAAAGTTTTAGATTCTAGTCATAGCAATCAACGTTGGGGTATATACACAGATATTGCAGTGGAACCAAATACGACATACACACTTTCTGTGTATTGCAAAAACGGAAATAAAGTTCCTTATGTTGGTGGAGGACCAATGTCAAAATCGTCAATGAGTTTTGGAACAAACTGGGCAGTATTAAATGCAGAAAACGGTATACGATTTATTACCACCATAACTACTGGTTCGTCCGATAATATATGGCGTTTTTATTTATGTGTTAATCCTAATGCGACTGGTCAGTATGTTTATTTTAAATTGCCAAAACTCGAAAAGGGTAACATCGCTACTGATTGGACACCAGCTCCCGAAGACCTCATCAAGAGTATTACCGAAGCTAATACAGCTATTGAAAAAACAGATGAAAAAATATCGATGAAAGCGTCTGTTGATAGTGTTACAGAAATCTCTAATCGTGCGAACGAAATCGAAGGTATGCTATCTGAAGCCAAGACCACAATCGCACGGCATGAAGAATCTATTCAGATGTTGACGTCCGACGAGTTTACTGTCAAATTTACGAACTTGGTTCAGCAGATTACCAGCGTTGACGGGAAATTTGAACAATACAAAGAAAAAATGGATAACTGGTTACGCTTTGATAAAAACGGAAACCTTATAATAGGTTCTACTCGTGTTCCAGGTCAACCAGCATATGAGATAATGATCAGTAAGAATCGAATTAGTTTCCTCCTTAACGACATAGAGGTAGCGTATATCAGTGATGACGAAATGCATATCAACAAATCAACTGTTATGAAAAGTATAACTATTGGGCGAGAAAATCAAAAATTTATTTGGGAAATGCGAGGTAATGGAAATCTCGGATTAGTATGGAGGTGATCTA